TACGCACATGAATTGGATCGTAACCGTCATATACTTCTTTACGCAGAGCGTAGTTAATCAACCGGCCCCCAACAAATTGATAGTTTGGTGTTTCTTCGTTAATAAGATCAGCCGCAGCTTTAATTAAAGTCTCTTGGATTTCAGAAGTTTTCATTCCGGTATAAAACTGGATCTGACTTTTAATTTCAACTTCACTTGGACTAACACCGGTAATACCTTCACAAGCGTGGAAAACCACTTTATGAAGTTTTTCAACGTTCAACAGCTCTTTCGTGCCGTCTCGTTTAGTAACTTGAATCATTCTTCTTCCTTTATAATATAGCTATCTTGTAAACAATATTTATATTGCCATCTTAGCTTTAATTGTATCATGATGCAAGTAATTTGTCAACTTAAATTTACTAGCAGTGTCGTTATCATATGCAGATATTAACTGTAATTCAAACTCGTTTTCAATAACAAGAGTTGGAGCTGGATATGCAGCGCGACTTAATTGCTCGTTTACTTGATCAATGTGATTTTGATAAATGTGGGCATCACCGATAGTATGCACTAAGTCGCCAACACCTAGACCACATTCGCGTGCTATAATGTGTGTTAGAAGGGCGTATGATGCAATGTTAAATGGCACACCCAGAAATACATCAGCGCTTCTTTGGTACATCTGGCAGCTTAGTTTGCCCTTATAAACTCGGAACTGAGCCATTACGTGACAAGGTGGAAGTGCCATGAAGTTGATTTGATTAGGATTCCACGCACTAAGAATTAATCGTCTACTATTTGGGTTTGTTTTGATTTCATTTAGAAGCCACTTAATTTGATCTGTGCCATAACTACTTCCAGGCCATTCATTGCCGATTTCGTTAAAGCCTCGCCATTGAAATCCATAAACTGGACCAAGTTCGCCATCTGCGTATCCTAGTGCTTTACCTTGCGCGTTTGCGTTTGCGGTCCAAATAGTTTGTTTGTTTACGAGTTCTTTTCTATCTTTGCCATATGTTAGCTCAGCTAGTCTACGCTCGTCAGTACTTCCTTCGAGGAACCACAACAATTCAGCAACTACTGATTTCCACGCAAGCTTCTTTGTAGTTACGGCAGGAAATCCTTCGCGTAGATCAAACCGCATCTGATGGCCAAAAATAGAACGTGTGCCTGTTCCAGTACGATCATCTACATCTTCGCCTGACTCTATAATAATGCGCAGTAATCTTTCATAATCATACATTGTTTTTAATCCATTTTGTAATTGTTCCGAAGCTTTTTACTTCCCAAGATGTGGCAGAAAATTGCTTCATGATTTGTTCTTTTGGTAAGAAAGTATCGCATTCATAATTGCTTTGAACGTTATTTAACCAAAGTTCGTCAATAATATCTAAGGAACTTTTAATCAGTTGGGCGCCGCCGATAATCCAAACATCTTGAGTACTTGATAGTATATTCAATCTTGATTTATAGATGTCCGGCTTTACAACTTCAACCATAAGATGGTCTAGTGTTCCCAGTGTATTTGAAACAATCACATTATACCTGTTTGGTAATGGGCAGAACGAGTATGGTAAGCTATCCCAAGTGTTGCGACCCATAACAACAACAGATTCCCAAGTACATTCTTTAAACCATTTCAAGTCTTCACTATTCTTTGGCCAAGGAAGATCGCCGTCTTTACCTATTCCCCATTGTGAATCGTGTGCTAATATAGCTCTAATCAAGTTTTTCTCCATGCTTGGAATTTCAATTCTGCTTGAAGACCTTTATACGTGTGGTCTTCAATTAACTTTTCTACATTCACGCCGGTGAGATGCATATCATTAATATCTTTACCTAGAACATTATCAGGCCAAATACAAATTTTGTAACCATTCTTGATTACTTTTTCCATACGCTTATGAATTTCTTTATTGCGTGGCTCAGCATCGAATACGTATATAGCATTTTCATTTGCAGAGTTACCATTGCCTTCAGCGCCATTCATAGATATAGCATTTTCAAGGAACATACTATCTAGAGCACCTTCGACAATGTAATATGGATGATCTAAGTTAACTTTGTCTAGACCGAAGATTTTTGGTCTTTCATCAAACATAATAGTTATATATCTGATTCCGTTAGGATTAAATCCACGGGCTGATACACCAAAGACTTTGCCGTTTTCATCTAAGAACGGAATAACTAATCTTGGTTCATCTTTGCCAATTTTTGCTGGGTCAAACTTATCTGGTATGATTTCGTTAATCCACGTCATAAAGTGGCGAGCATAAAACAAACGATAGTGATGTGCCGGAGGAATTTGTCGTGAAGTAATGTATTTCTTTATAGGATGATCATGACTAAGTTGACTGATTTTTTTAAGCTTTTTGAGGGGATCTGAGTTAAACACAGGAGCTTTTGTTTTGAATTGCTCGGCTGAGTCTTCTTTCTTAGTATCCTTAATAGACGTATTTGCGTTAGTTACAAACTTTTCAGCAATATAATCGTTATACAATAAAGGATCTACAGTTTTAAGAAAGTTATTGAAACTATGACTAGCCCCGCAGTTGTGACAGTAATAAGAGAACTTGTTATCTCGTTCTAGTAACCAACCACGAGCTTTTGAACGAGACTTCTCAGAATCGCCGCAAATAGGACAGCGAAAATTGATTTTGTACGGATTAGTGTGTCTTATTTTGAAATGATCAAGACGACCAGAAAGCATCTGTGCAAATTGAATATCAATAAATTCTGCCATAATAAAGAGTATCCACAGTGGTTATATACAGATACATTATAGCACAAAATAGCTATAATGTCAACCGTTAGTTACATTATATAGATTAATTATATACTATTAATTGAGAGTTGTCAACTTAAAAAAGTGTATTCCATTGAATATTTGCTGCTATGGCGATGACTGCTGCACCTAGACCCATAATGTACCATTTCCATTGCTCGAGCAATTTAATACGATCATCCATTGATGTCATTTTTTTATCTAGAGCACCATTCATTTTTGCAAGCTGAACCATGATTTCTTCATTGCGTTCTTTGCGGTTTTCTGCCGACTCTTTGGCAAGTTTATCATGGTCTGCGTAAGCAGATTTGCGGTGTTCTTCTAATCGTGTATTGATATTTTCAACGGCGGCAATATCTTCTTTTTTATGTTGAATAACCATATCGCCAAGTTCATTGATTTTTTCAACAGTGTTCTTAAGTATTTCGCCTTGAACAGCAACTTTTTGCGAGATGTCTGCCATTGATGCTAACGCAGTGTCGAATCGCCCGAAAAATCTTTCAATTTGCTTAAGATCTTTTTTTATTAACGCGACATCAGTCTTTAGACTAGTATCATTATCTTCAGACATTTGGTATTCCTTAGATTAGAAAACCTTACTAACTATTTTTGCTAGTAAGGTTAATTTTATTTTAGATATATACTGCTTGTATTTATTCATCCCAAACTTTCTCATATAATATAATTACTTGACGTTGTTGCTGAATATATGCTCTTACAGCACTTAAATTAGAAGCAATATCTTCATAACCTTTAGAAGTTAAAGCAAACAAAACTTTGTCATTTTTTAAATCTGCCATCACCTTCTCAAAATTCTCTGGTGTAACAACAATAAACTCTATATCTTTTAGAGAAAGAAGATCTGGCTGTATTACTATCGGTTTTGGTGGAACAACGTATTCAGTTTCAGTTACTATCTTCGCCGGTGGTTGTACTGGATTCGACGAGCACGCCGCGAGTGATAAGATCATCATAAATCCAAGGACATTCACTATTAAATGCTTTGCCATTTTTAGCGCTCCTTTCATTGTCTGTTAAAGGCGCACCAGATTCTAGCTCAAAGCATCTGAATGCTTTATTTGATGCGGTGTTGATAACTCTTTCAACTAGGGCAGGTTTAGCAGCGGCTAAGGCGCCAATATCATGTCTACCCAATCTGTCTTGGAGTTGGTTTTTTTGTTCGCGGATTAAGCTGTAACTTTGCTGTAGCTGTTGGAAATTTTCCCGCTGTGTTTCAAAGTTTGCTTCCATCCGAGCAATAGTATCAATATTCTTTTGATTAGCTTGCTCTATTTGTTCAACGTTCGCAGTTAATTGTGCGTTGTAAGCAGTTAATTCCATGATAGTAGCCTGAGTGGACTTGTAATACAAAGCTCCACCACCAGCTACTACCATAAGAATCATTCCGACATATATAAATGAGGGCATAATAAGATTAAGACGATTAGGTCGTCTTATTTACCTTTCTTCAAAAAGGCAGGCTTATCATCGTCTTCATCTTCATCTTCGTCGTCATCTTCGTCGTCGTCCATGTCATCTTCATCTTCGTCGTCCATGTCATCTTCATCTTCGTCTTCATCTTTAGCTTTTTTAGCTTCCATGATTTCGAGATACTTTTCTTCAAGACGATCTTGAATGCGTGATTCGATTTCTTCTGCAAATGCGTCCTTCATTTCTAGTGGACGACCTGCCATTGCTTCTGCAACGATTTTCTCTAAAGACATGTTAATCTCCTTTTGTTAAATGTAATTTAATATGTAGTACTATTTATTATCCAAACATCTTTGCTTGGGTATTCGGACCAACAATGCCGTCTGCTACTAGACCATTAACTTTCTGCCATTTCTTAACAGAAGTTAATGTTCCGAATCCAAAGTCGCCGTCAGCAGTTAAACCAAGAGCTTTTTGCATTTTAGCAACATCGTCACCTTTATCACCTTTACGAAGTGTGCGGGCTTCTTGTGATGCTTTTGCGGGATTAGCAGTAGGAGCTTTCGCTACTGATGCGCCACCCAATATAGCTTTTGCGGTTTCATAACGCTTATTTCTATCATCTAAACCTATTGTACCACCATTAATCTTTTTTGTCAACCCTAAATTGTCATCTGCATCAGCATATTTTTCAAGCTTATTAGTAGCCCAGAACCAGCAAGCTGACTCAAGTGCACCTTTTGGAGTAGCTACATATTCTGCTGATTCTTCTGCTGACATTCCGATTGATTTTGCAAATGCTGTATAGTTATTCCGGCCTGTAAGTTGCTTAATGCCACGGCCCCTAAATCTCCAACCATCACCGGCATTGGTATTGCCCAAGGCACCTTTTGCAGATCTGAATTCATCTTGGTAAACATAGTTAGCAATCTTTTCAGGTTTGCGCGCATAATCTTTAGCATTTCTTTTTCCTGCTCCAAAATAACGTCCAAATACGCTATTTAATGCTTTTTCTGAATAATTAAGGTTTTCTTCTAGCGCAGTAAAGTCCATCGACTCGTGACCACATTGTGCCATAAAACCAGCAATACGATTAGTTGTGTCAATACCATATTTTTCAAACATTGGTACTGCAGCATCATACCATGATTCTGGATCTTTGTTCTTCGAAATCATAGCGCTAAATTGTTCTAGTGTAATCATTGTGTTACTCCCATAATATCTCTTAATCTTTTCTTTTTCGTAGTCTTGTTTTTGCTAGTCCATTTTTGTTGGCCTGCATTAGACATGTGACCAGCATCCATACCAGCAATATTACCGCCACTTACGTTATTAGCTGGCTCTTCTTCTAATTCTGGTTTGATATTAATAGCAGATTCAGTAACTTTTTTACCTTTGCTATCGTATTGACCGTGTTTCATTACTTTTTCTTTAGCGTACCATAGTGGGCTATAAGTCTCCATCCATTCCCAATCACGAGAACGACTATCCCATTCCATAATTTTCCACTCACCTTTGTGTCGGTCATTTTCATCATATTGTTTTTCAAGTTGGAAACGACGTCCAGTGGAGAATGTAATTTCTTTTTCCCCGTTAGGACCAGATTTTTTCCACTTTGGCACCGCAACTTTTTTAACTGCTTCATTCATATTTATGTTGACATTTTCTGCAAGCATGGTATAATTGACATATAGGTCATTAAATATAGATATAGATTCTGTTAGATCTTCTTCAGACATATCTTCTGTAAGCATTGATTCATCTGTAAAAACTTTGTACTCTTTAATTAAGAACAATGCAGCAGCATACGAAGCTATCTTAGAACTACCACCAGGCAGTTTACCTAATAGCTTCTTCATATTAAGAACCATAAGATCAAACAAACCAAAAGTCTTTTTCTGATCTCTTGTACGATCTTTTTTCTTTATTAGTATTTTACCGTCTTTATCAATCACACCTTCTTTGAAAGCATCCCATTTTTCAAACGAGGTAGCTAATCTTCGTACAAATTGATAAACTAAAAACAGATCGACGAGCATGCGTCATATTCCTTTGAGTAATTCTACTATAGATGCGTTTGCATCGATATTGTCTGTACCTAATACTACATCATCATATTGAATAATCTGAGGCATATAATTTAAGTATTCTACGAACGGTTTTAAACAGTCATGAAATTCGTGTAACTTCATAAATAGCATGTTTGTTGCCTCTGGACCAAACACGTTATAGATAATAATCAAATGATTCAGAATCAACCTTTCTTTAAGGTCTGCATCTTGCCTATATCTGCCAAAAAGTTTGCGCAAATACTGGAATCGCTTTAAATCTTCCTCAAACTCAGAAATATCTGAGCATTGAGGATTATCATAATGTTTAGACGCAAACAACAGAAAGGTTGATTCTGTTAATATCATAATATCTCTTTTATTTTTGTTTTAATTAAGCGTCAGCTACGATAGCGTCTTCAACTGCAGTATCACCAGTAACACCCAAGTCACCAGCAGCATATGCTGTCTGCTTCATTGCTACTAATACTTCTGAACGATGCCGTCCACCAGCATTTGAATATAGATGCCAACCTGGAGTCTTAAGACCCTTTGCACGGTTACCAGCTACGCCAGCTTCGGTCACGTCAACAAATACTGCGTTATCAGCATCGTGTGAAGCGTTTGTGTTATTAGCATCTGTTTCCAACCATTTTGGTACGGAAGCTAATGCGTCTGTCTTTCCCCATAGTGCCATTTGATTTCTCCTTAAAGGTAACGGGTTTTCTTATAGTTATTTATTAGTATTTTACTTGTTCTGCGCTGCTTTTTTAGCATCTCTTAGACGATCTGCAGCAGCTTTAATTCTATCACGGTCTCTAGCTTTCTTATCAATTACAGCTTTTTTTGCTTTAACATTATTATCAAACTTGTCCGCTTTTTTCTCAGCAGCATCTGCTCTACCAGAAGTAGACATTCTGTTTATGCCTTTTTTAGCTAAACGAGCAGAACCCACAATAGCTTTAGCACCTAATTTAAATGCACCACCAATTGCTTTACCGATTAACTCATTGAGCTCTTCTTCAGTCATATTTTCAATGTCTACTAGATCAATATTGTTTTCATTGATATATGCAGCAGTTAAATTGTTGATAATATCTTCGTCAAGTTCTTCGCGCATGCTAGCTAAAGATTTTTGAGTAGAAGTCATTGTACGTACTGGTTTTTTACGGCCGGTTGCTGTTCTACCCATTGCGTTATCATGCGTGTTATCTGCA